GGCCAAGCGCACCTGCCGCGAACGACAAGGCATCGCTGACTGAATCTACATCTTTGAGGCTGCTGATCTCAGGAGCATACTGTTGCGCACCTTCAGCGTAAAGCTGCGCCCGCTCAGCTGAATCCATCGCACCCTGCTCGTCACCGACCAGTGCTTTTGTAACCGCCGCTGCGCCGTGATATGACTCGCCTATTCCAGCAAACCCAGTTTCCAAGCCGCGCGAAAAGCTCGACATATCGTCGATCTTAGCCTGCTCGGCTTGACGCTGGCGGGCCTGTTCTTGCTCTACGGTGTAGGCGTTAGACTTCGTCAGCGCGGTCTGAACCGGGGCGGGCTGGTCCAGGTAAGTTTTGCGCGGCGGGTTCGCCATTACTTATCGTCTCCCGAAGAGGCTCTGAATCTGCGCAATCTCGTTTCTGTTAAGGTCGTATTTTTCCAAGTTACGCGGGTCTTTAGCAGCATTGATTAGAATTGTTTCCAACTGCTGCGAAGACTCGGGCATGATGCCATCCTTGCGGAAAATGCCACCTATTGCTCTTGCCAAGATTGGGAACATTGAATCTCTTACAGACTGGTCATACTGAGCAGCTTCGCCGAACTGATCAAGCAAGTTCAGCACACGCATTTGGGTGCCAGTGTCAGCTTCTTCTACACCGCTGTTGATTAGATAGCTCAAATCACGCTGGCGTTGCGCAAACTGCTCTTGTGGATCTTCGAAACGAGCAGACCGCTGTTCCAACATCTGGTTCATATTTTCCAGGTTCTGCTGACGCTGCACATCGCCACGTTCAATTCCGTATTTTTCAGCTTCGAAACGTTGTTGTGCGCGAGACTTAGCCAGCTCAGCAGCAGTTTGCCCGGTAGCTACGCGCTCTTGCGAACGATCCCGCCCAGCAGCTCCGTAGAACACAGTATCCTGCCCGCGCTGGCGTACTGCTTCAACAAGGTCAGCGTTACGCGTATCCTGATATAGCTTCGACCGTGCAAGTCCTTGCAAGCGCGGATCTGCTTCAGCAATTGCGGCAAACTGATCTGGGTCGAACGATTTCTGCCAACCACGCTTTGTACTGACAGTCTGGGTAGCCTGTTTACGAGCATTGCGCAGCGCAAGATCTTGCGCCCAGCGGCTAGGCTGGTACTGGAATCCACGGTTGATATCTTCACGCGGAATAGCGTTAGCTTCGCGGAATCGCGCAAGTCGCTCCTGGAACGTACCAGCGTAAGGGTTCGCAGCATTACGCATGGCTTCGGCAGCAGTTACCGGCCCGCCCCGGCCAGTGAACGTATTCCCGCTGCGGCGAAGCCCAGTCCCACGAGTGCCAGTAATGCTGGGGAGCGCACCAGCTGCTGGCGCAGCGGCAGTCGCAGCTCGCTCAGCCGCTCGTTTTGCCGCCTGCTCTGCAGCTTTTTTACGCTGCGCGGTACGAGCAAGGCCAGCACGAACTCGGGGGGCTTGCTGACTTCTAGGTGCCTGCAGCTGATTCTGAGCAGGCTCATCTTCGTAGCGCTTCTGCATATTCCGCGCTTTACGAAGTTCCTGGCGAGTTGTTGCGCTGTTGTAGGCCATCCTTGGCTCCTTACAAACTTGTCGTAGTACTGTCCTGACCCGCGATGCTCGCGCCCAGGTTGATTGCATCCAGAGCCGACGCAGTCAGCTGCGCAGATGCAGTTGCGCCAGCCTGCAGAGCCTCTTGGTACAGAGTCAGCAAGTCCTTCGCGCGGGTAATGTTAATGTCTGCTTCTTTGAGGCGCAGATCCGCTTGAGCGCTAGCTGTACGAACTTTGGTCTCCAGGATAGCACGTTCAGCTTCACTCCGAGAGACTTCGCCGGTCACAGACGCGCGGTACGCGTCGATCTCAGCGCCAAATGCCTGAACCTGAGTCCCAACTCGGGAACCTTCGGCTTCTACCAGTGCCCGGAATGCAGATACTTGGCCCTGGAATTCTTCCACACGGGCGCGGTTAAGATCTACGTCAGCTCGCACGCGAGTTGACTCAGCATCTACCAGAGCGCGGTAACCGTTGACTTCTGAGCTGTATGCGTTGGCAGACGACTCATAAAGCCGTACCTTGGCCAGCTCCCCGTTAATCTGCTGAGCATAACCTTCATACTCAGATGCCTTAGCATTAACACGCGCGGTGAACGCATCGACTTGAGCGCGGAAAGCGTCGATGGCTACGCGTTGTACATCTGCTTCGACTCGCGCAGCTTCCATCTCAGTACGATATACGCTGGCGATGGTTTCAACTGCTTCAATAGAAGTCTTGTATGCCTCAAGATCCTGGGTGTTCAACGCAGCGATAGCCTGCTGGCCTTCGATCTGTGCGCGAAAAACTTCAATCTTAGCCAGCTCGGCTTCGATCTGGGTCTTGAATACATCGGCATAAACCCGGTAAGCCTGGACCTTAGCGTTATACGCATTGACTTTAGAATTGTATACCTGAACACCTGCATCAACGAGCGCAGTCTGCACCTGCAACAGTCGCTGATACATGTTGTTCGTGTAGTTCATCAACTGACCTTCGAGTGAAATCGAATTCTGGATGACAAACTTCAGGTGTTCATAAGCACGCTGTACCTGCTCAATGGTCTTATCCCGGCCCATCGTAATCGACTTTTCAACGCTTTCGCGTTCGGCCTGCTTTAGGCGAGTTGCTAGCGCACCCGGTGGCAGCTCGAAGCCACGAGCGGCGAATTCATTAAGCGCGGTGCCAGACTGGCGGTTGTACTCTTTTAACTCGCGCTCTCGCTCACGCTCCCATATCTGGTCGATGATGTCTTCGGGTAAACCTCCATCTCCGTTCTGGAGCGTATTGAGCAGGCTTGTCTGCACTTGCTGCAGCAGCGTTGAATCGTACAACGACTCACTAAACGTGATCGTTGGTTCAAAAATACTGCCCGGCTCATCAGGCTCAATAGCAGAGAAACCCGGCAAGTCGATAGCCGGGGCATCAGGGATATTTAGCGAGCGAAGCGTCGGGGCTTCTGGAATCGTCGTAACTGGCGCATCAGGAATCGTCGGCGACGTAAACGTAGGTACGTCGCTCGGGGCTTGGTCTGTAATCGGCGTAGGTGCTGCCGGGATTGTAATCGTTGGATACGCAGCCAGAAATTCCGGCGTAGTAGGAATCTCAATCTGAGAGATTGCCGACAGGGTGGGCGCAACCGGTGCGTCTGGCAAATTTAGATCCAAATCATCTGGAGCGCTAGGCGCAGGGCCGATAGTAGGCTGACCAAGCGTTGCTGCTGGGAATTCAACAGTCAGCTCAGAAGTTGGGATTTCCAGTTCAGCGGGGTCGATTGCGTCGGTAAGGGCATTTAGGTACGTAATCGTGTATCCATACGCGTTGTTGCCGAACGCAGTCATGGAATTCCAGCCGTTACTAACGAGGTTACACGCTGGGACACTCGCGCACGCGTCCGAAATCGGTACTGGTTGGAATTCAGAAGGGTATCCAATAACGCCCATTTAGACTCTCCTTGTCAGTACAACGGGCAAGAACTCAATCTGCTCTAGCTCCACTTCTTCACCAGCTCGGTTCACCAGCTCAAACTGCCAGTACCGGGAAACTACGCCTTTACCGAGTTTTGCCCGCTGGGTACTCAGGTCGCCATGCAGGGCCTGGGTCTCGTACCAGCGCTCTTTTCCGTCGTCGGCATACGTCTTTACGATGATTTTACCATCTGTGCGTACACCGATATATGCCTGTGGGACGCGCGACTTGTAACCCGCTCCGAAGTCAAATGCGCCCATTTTGATTCGAACCGCAATGTCTGTACCAGCATCATCAGCGCCTTCCAGCAGGTAAATGCCGGAATCGTTAGCGCCATAGTAGCTAGTGCCAATTTTTGCAATCGAATTGAAGTTGTAGTTGTTGTATTCAGTAATTCCGCCAACAGCTGGATTCATAACCCAGCCGGTATAGACTGACTGGTCTTCCCCGTCCCACACCGAGAACGTGAAGCTATCGTCGAACAGGGCTTCGAAAATAGCTTCCTGGGTGGCTGCGTCGGCGAAATCTGCCGTATCGCTGAGACTCTGTGTTGCAATAGCCAGATAGCTAGTGCTGTCGCCCGCCAGGATGGACTCTACGATCCCCTCATATAGCGTAGCGGCTCCTTGGAGTAGATCCTGAGCAACCAATTCATCGCTCAGCGTCTCATATTCCCAGTGAGCTGCTAGGTCAGTAAACGCCAGCGCTGATGCAATTAGCTTCCCGTAGATTGATACTGGGTCAGCTACATCAGTAAGATTCAAACGCTCAGTAAGCGTATTTGCCCAAAATTTGACGAAGGCAACCGTGTCATTGATCTGGAGTGACTCTGATAGGAGTTCTCCAAATGCTTGGTATACCGTGTCAGTAAGTACAAGCTCGTCTGCAAATGTACGCTGAGCGATCAGATCAGCAATGACCTCTTCGTCCCAGCTGATGATCTCCAGGAGGTAAGCCCCGAAGTCATACGCGGTCGAGTCATTTAGCGTAAACGAGTCAAATACAGGAGTAGTAGCGAGCTGCGCCAGCAGCTCACCAAACGAAGCAGCGTCAGAAACAGAGCCGCCGAAGATCGACGGCCCTGTTACGGAACCCGTCAGCTCAAGAGTTTCTGCAAGCGTAGCTAGAGTAGCACCGTCCGTTGTCGGAAGTGACCCGTAGCTGCGTTCGCCATACGACGTTACGCCGTAGCTCATAAGTCACCTTACGAGCTAGAGCCAGTAATTTCGTACGTGATCTTGATCTGGTCGTTGGTGTCCAGCGTCTTCGAACCGCCGGTGAACTGTTTTGCTGCCAGCAGCGTACCAACAGAGCCGCTGTTAGCCGAGCAAACAAACGCACCGTAGATCACCGTGCTGTCTGAAGTGATCGTGAAATCAGCAGTAGACGCGGTATTCGACAGGGTCTGGCTAGAACGGACTTTCGACCAAGTCGGGCGGTTACCGGAGTAAGCCGTGATTTCCGTGCCAGTCAGGTCACTCAGAATAGTCGTGGCAGACGGGGTCACGTTGCCCATCAAGCCAACGTACCAAGTCGTTGGGACAATACCACTGTCCATCGCAGCCTGGATACCGACGTTCACCACGATATTGTGGTCGGCCTCGAAGTCACCTTCTTCGACCCAGAGACGTTCACCATCACGGAAAGCTTCTGCGATGAAACGCCCAGTAAATTTCAGATTGCCTTCCATGGCAAAAACCTCCTTTTAAGGTGGCTGGATTATACCACCGAGTTGCGTACTATTTCGACTGACACCCGGTCAGTCATTCCGAAGTTGTTGTCTTCGTCTGTTGGGGATTTCATGAGGCCTACGAGAGTCGTCACGCCATCCTGTTTTACTTTACCTAGCGTGCCCAGTTCGGACACCGCGAAAGTAAAGTCGGCCTCGGTCATATGCTGTACCACACCACCGGGCGCTCCCAGTATGAACCCTCGGTCAGAAAGCCACACTGCGTGTTCTTGGTTGATTTCCGGCATTTCGCCCGGAAGTAGGTATTGCAGTGTGCCTTTTACGGCCTTGGCATCACTGACAACATCCTGATTCATGGTTTCGGGGTCATTACCCTGCAGAAAATACGTCCTGTCCGCGCTGACATAAATTCCGTTGTCTACCGGTGCGACGAGCGAAATATCGTCTGCAAACGCGAAAAACTGATTCATGCGAAACCAGCTAGGGGAAAACGGATCCGTGTAAAACAAATACGGTCCATCTGCGATCAGCATGCGGCCTTTGTGATACCCGACTTGCGTGCCAGGAAACGGCGCTACGACATCAAGTGTCTGCAGAGGACGGCCAAAATCTACGGTATTACGGATAACTACGCTGGCTGTACCGGTGCTGACCTGAGCAACTTCGTATAAAGTTTCACTATCCGCTAGGCTGCAATAAACACTGACTGTTGCAGCATTTGGATCAACTGGGGGGATTGCTACGTCGATCCCGGCGCGACTGGAAAGGGTTATCATTGCGTAGTCTTCGACTCCAGACTCTTCCCCAGAAGCTAGTCGCTGAGTCGTAGCGATTCTGTAAACTCCAGTCGGCAGAGATCCTGCGGTCTGTATCAGGGCGGCTGGAAGGAGTGGTTGGAGTCCCCATGGCTGGTGCCCCGTAGCTACGCTGTACGAGCCACGCTCGCCAGCCTCGTTAATATAGTAAACGGTCCCACCAGCGCCTTGGACAAATTGCATGGGAGACCGTCGAGTCAAGTCAGACCGCAAAACAGTCTCATTTAGAGATCGGTCCAGCGCGATCAGCGACTGATCTCGGACTACCAGCGCCATGTCACCACTAGACCAGAGGCTGTGGTGGGAGCCAGCAGTTTGGAGTACGTAGCCGGGCCGACTTTTCAGCCGCCTAGCATTAGTAAGGTAAACGTTTTCGCCCTCAAGCAGAGGAAACTGTGCCCGGTTGGCACCAGTCAGTTCTTCTGGCGAGACGGTATTGACTAGTCCAGCAAAGCCGCGAACCTTCGTAGTGTTCTGGTTACGAGGCATTACTTGTACTTATGCTCGACGATCTTGACCTTAAACGAACGTTCTGCTGTTTCGTCTGTTGTAACAGTAGTAATTACGTTCGTAACCTCGTAGGTTTGCCCGATTGTCCCGCCAGATAGCTTGATACGCGTAGTATCAGCCGTAGCTGACGTAGATTCAGACGTTAACCCCGTTGGTACAGACCATGTTGACGTATCAATTGAGTCAGAATTGGTGGCGAGCCAATCTGACCAATCAATGGCATACACCAGCTTCTCGTCGTCGCCTTTCTCTTTTGCTTTAGGCATGACGACCTCTATTAAGTCGGATCAGCGATCTCAATGTCCCAAGCGTTAAAGGTCATCGTGTTACTCGCTGTCAGCGCCTGCGACGTACAAGTCGTAACGTACAGCAGAACAGTCGCATCACACAGAGCAACGTGATTTGCAGTACCAGAAGTATCGATAGTTACCCCGGTTTTCTGCGCAACCGTGACTTTTCGCCCGCTAACATCACCATCTGCGTTCGTGTAGTCGCCACCAGACATGGTAACGTCTGCGAGTGCATAGGTAGTCACAGCTTCAGTGCGATTAGTCGGTTCAGCGGAGCAAGCTGTCATGATGGTTGCCGTAGCAATCTCATTCAGCGCTGCGTCCAGCACATCATTATGAACGCTCTTTGCCATTTTCGTCCTCCTTGACGTTTTGGGCCTTCTTAATTGCCTCTAAAAGGGCTTCGGCCAAGGCCGAATTTTTCGGATTAGGATCTTTCACCGCAAGGATGGAATCATCCGGCTTAAGTACAATGTCCGTCACTCACACGTTCCTCGTGAATCTGGCTTTAAGGTACGGTCTTCTGCCGCAATTACTATTGTCCGGTCCTCTGCCCGGATTATAACAAGTTGGTCAGTACAAACGAAGTCAATTTCGGAGTATGCATTTACATTGTCAGCAAAGTGTGCATGCAGCGCATCGCTGACCAACAGGATATGTTGCTGGGTAAATGTTCCGGTATCTGCCGCGTGCGCATGGACCGCACTGGCGATATCCAGGAGATACCCCAGCGACATGCTCATTTCGTCGGCAAAATGAGCGTGGGTCGCGCTGTTGATATCGACCAAATGCTCCATCGACAACAACGCTGCGGCGGCAATATGGCCGTGCGTCGCTGCGTCGATCAGAAGGCTATGAATCTGGGAAAGCGTGGCCGTGTCTGAACTCAGCGCATGGGTAGCACTAAAGATTGCCAGCACACCCGCTGGCGACAGGACCGCGTTGTCTGCCGTATGGCCATGAGTAGCTGCGTCGATGAGCAGGCTGTGAAGCTGGGCTAGAGTCGCATTATCAGCCGTGTGATTGTGCAGTGCATCATTAATCAACAGGGCGACAATCTCAGCCAGCGTAGCGTTATCAGCAGCGTGGCTGTGAGTCGAATCAGCAACGATCAGGCTGTGAATTTGGCTGAGCGTAGCATTATCAGCCAAATGTCCATGTGCAGCCGCGTCTACCAGCAAGACATGAAGCTGGTTGAGAACGATGTTCGCAGCCGAGTGTGCGTGGAGAGAGTTCGCAATCTCCAAGACACCTGTTGTAATGACAACAACCTGATCAACCGTATGCGCGTGGAGCGCGTCGTTGATAAGCAGGGTATGAAGCTGACTCAGCGCCACATTTGCTGCCGTATGCCCGTGCGCCGCATTAGCGATATCCAGCAGTGCTGTTACCAGCAGCGTAACGTTCTCAGCTGAATGCCCATGCGCAGCTGCATCGACAAGCAGCGTATGCACCTGACTTATCGTCGGAGCATCCGCCAAATGTGCATGTGCCGCAGCCGCTATGATTAGCTGGTGTACCTGAGCGAGTGTCAAGCCGTCTGCGGTATGCGCGTGGCTGGCTTCGTTTACCAACAGCGTGTGCAGCTGACTTAGCGTAGCTGCGTCTGCCGTGTGCGCATGCGTAGCCGCATTGATCAGCAGCTCTACTAACGAAGTAAGTGTTGCGTTGTCTGCGGTATGCGTATGCGTCGCCGCCGCAACGATCAGGCTATGAACCTGTGCGAGTGTCAGTCCATCAGCGGCATGAGCATGAGCAGAATCTGCAATGGAAATCGAAACTTCAATCGCAGAATAATAATAATCTGCACCGATAGGCCATGCGGTGCCGCTGGCGGGCATGGCATCGCCATCGATGTCATAGATAGGCGACGTCAGGTCGCCCGAATCGTATAGGTTTAGGCCTGCGTCGACCAGGGATGATGATGTGGAAAGGTGATAATCGTCGTTTGCGGCGTCTAGGAACTCTGCCGAGGTTATTTCGTAAATGCTGTTTGCGCCGACTAGGTCGCTATTTGCGCTTGTCTTGCTTGACGCGTTGTAGTCTTCGTCGGTTCCAGATGCCAACAAGACCTCTATTCCGTCTATCTCAAAAAATACATTGTTTTTTACTACGCCATTCACAGATCCAGCAGAAACAGCAAGCCCATGTATTGCATTTCCGTTGCCTACAAACACATTATTCGCAATAACAACATTGTCGCAATAGATGCCTAGACTAACCGCGTATCCGCTAGTGACTGCCGTGTTTCGAAAGAATATGTTGCTTATGATTTTTATATCATCATGATGTCCAGCTGATTTTATACAGTTTGCGTAGCAATCCAGTATGCACCCACTAACTTCGCAGCCGGGTTCCAAATCCATCAATTCAGAATTGTATTGATATTCAATATCTAGATTCTTAATTTTTGTATATTCTGCGACTGTCTCAAATGGTCCTTGGAATAGTCCATTGTCGTTGTAGACGCGAGCGCCACTACCCTGCGTTCCGTCATGCGCTTCGCCGCTTGCCGCTCTGAATTCCATGTAGCAAGCGGCGCTTGTTGTCCAGCCTATCGCGTTGAGATTGTCTTCAAGGCCAAAGGTTGACCCAGATCCGCCCCAATCATCCGCGTAAAGCTCAGCGGCGGCAATCTCACCAAATGCTGTCAGATCACTTCCGTATGTTGTTTGCTGCGCGGCCTCCCATGCTGTGAAGCTCGTATAGTCCGGTGCCGGGCTAGTTGCTCCTGACTCCCTTATCGCGCTGACTACTTCAACTACGCCACGGCTCGCACCTATAGGCCAATGCTCGTTCGATGCCGAGTCGGCAAAACTAAACCCTTCGATGTCGGTATAGTCAGATGCCGTGCCAAGATCAGCGCCGGCATCGAATAGGCTGGTCGCACTTGAGTCGATGCGATAATCGTCGTTCGCGGCGTCTAGGAACTCTGCCGCGGTTATTTCGTAAACAGCATTTGCATCTAATCCATTTAGCGCGCTTGATCCGCTCGCTACATCTGTAGCGTTATAGGCTACTGTTTCGTTTGAAAGGTTTCCTGTTCCGGTTAACTCATTTTCGCAGTCGAAGAAAATATTGTTACTTATTGTCCATGCGTCTGCGTTTGTCCCTATTTCAATTCCTATGCTGCCACTGTTCCCGCTTCCGATTATTGTATTGTTCGCGTAAACATGATCGTCGGGAAGGTTCCCATGTGCAATTACCGCCTCCCCATTTGTTGCATGTTCAGAAAGCATCAAACAGCCAATAGCCGTAATAGCACTTCTTTGGTTGGATTTTAAGCAATTATCACCTCCCGCATTCCACATTATGCAGTTTTCTATTCTTTGAATAGCCTGCAAGCAGTAAACTGGCGGGTAGATATTCTCGGTCTTAAATTGCAGCCGTTTTAATCTGCAATACGACTCATCTAGCGATATGGGTTCTTGAAAGTTTTGTGTTTTCCAAACACGCGCACCAGAGTTGAGCGTTCCATCGTGTGCCTCGCCGTCTGCTGCCCGAATTTCTATATAATTCGTGGCGCTTGTTGTCCATCCTGATACAATGCAAGCATCTTCTAGACCATCGCCCGCCCAGTCGTTGTAAAGCTCGGCAACAGCGATCTCATCTGCGGTGACGAGATCGCGTTGTTGCGCAGCTTCCCAAGCCGACAGGGACGTATAGTCCCCACCAGACGAGCGAATGGAATGGACGACCTCGGTAGCCATTAACTGATGTCAATCGTTCCCGTCAGGCCGAGGAACTGTTCCAGCTTCTTGTACAGCGCGTATTCTATAGCGTCCTGTACCGGCGTTCCTGGGTTGTTTGTTTGCAGTTGATCGGCCAACGTAAAAACAGATGCAAATTGCGCCTCCGGCACCGTAACCATCTGATCGTTGAACAGCACGGTAAAGGCCGAACCGTTCCAGTTGCCTAGCTGATAGCTGACATGTGCTTCGCTGCGCTCAAGATCAACAGAATAGGTGCTGATGATCAGCGCGTTTACGGTTTTGGTCTCATCGACCGGGGTTGTGTAGTCAAATCGCATTAGTCTCTCCCGACTGGTTTTTGGGTGATAGTCGTATTATCCGCCTCAATCTTGTACCAACGTCGGCGGCGGCTCCGCCCTGGATTGTACTTGTCGCCTATGAGCAACGCGCGCATCAGGCGGGTGATGCGCAGCATAGATCTTGGGTTGTCGTCTTTCGGTGTGCGCGGTTCACCGGCTCGTAGGTATTCGTAGTCTGCTGCCGGTCCCGGCAGTGTGACCACACGGAAAGGCGCTTGCTGTTCCTTCGCACTGTACTCGTGCGAATCCTCAGCAACGTAAACAACATCGCCAATCTTATATGCACCTTCACGATCCTTCACTGGATCAAGGTGCGTGTTGTCACGGTCAAATACCAGTAGCTTAGCCATGTTTAGTTTTCCTTTTCTGTTTTTCCAATCTATGGCCAACAGAAATGCCATATAAAACTGAAAAAATAACTGCAAATAACGCTGGAATGACTATGGATAAGAACTCAACCATATCTCAATCCTCTGAAATAAATTCATTGGCGCGCAGTTCTTTTGCAATTTGAAACGCTAAGTCATTCCAATAATAACATTCTTCGTCTGTGTCAGGCGACGCGCAATCAACAAGGCCCGCCAGAAGTAGCACTTCTGGGTGGGGCCATTTAGTTGTATCTACCTTTACCGGACTTGCCGGTCGGGTCCTTTTTTCTCGCCCGTGTAAACGACGTCGTCCCACGGCTGTCCGGGCAAATTTGGGTCGTCAGCTTTCATCCGGCCAAGTTCTTCAGCGAACGCAACGAGATTCTTCGTGGCTTCCGTGTTAAACACGTTTGCTTGCGTCACATCATCGTAGAACGTTTCCCACGTAAGCCGCGACAGCAGCTGCCCACCCGTGGTGTACTGAGTTGCCGTCACAATAACGACATCTTCTCTTTCATCACCCATTTCTTTATCTCCTATTGTGGCCACAATACGAGGCCACGATGTCATCGTAAAATCCGTTTGCGATGATAACCGGCCATGCCCAGCCACCTGCCCATAGCACTGCGCCTATTAGACAGGCGGCTATAAGCAAGTAGCGGAGCATAGGTTATCAGCGTGCCCCACCACCACTGGACGGGCCAAAGGTGGAACCCGGCTCGGCGGTGACAGGAAGGTCGATAAAAATGTCACCGTTCTCATTTTGCTGCTCTTCGATCTCATCAAGCAGCTTCGAGATGACATCAATGTTGTTAGCAGCACGCTCCGCGTCTTTCGCAGTCAGGCTACCCGGCAGCGCGGCGCTGTTCGAAGTAGCGAGTTCTGCAGCCATCAGCATCCACTGTTCAGCCAGCAGCTGGGTTTCCTCGTTCAGAGGGATCTCGTTGCCTGCCATGTCAGTGGTGAAAGTCTCGTACGGCTCCGAAAAATCAATCGGAAGCTGAACACGAGCTGCGCCTTGGCGATCAGGCAGCGGACGCTCAGAAAGCTTGGCAATCTTGGAACGAGCCTTAGCGACGTAAGCACGCTGGCGTTCCAGCATATGCTCGTCGATACCGAAGGTATGCGCCGCAGAAGTTTCACCAGCAGCGGTTTTGCCAACCTCATAAAAGAACTTGGCAACGTTACGCAGTTCCGAGTTACGGTTCGGATAGACCGTGAAAAGATCATTGAAGGCCATTTGACTTACCTCAAGAATTCAGACTCCCGCAAGCCTTAGCTCTTGAGTTGTCCCGCCCCTTGTACGGGCAAGGGGCACGCTAGGCGCCAAAGGGGACAACTCTGTTGCGACTAATTGTCGCAGATTCGTTTCCAGGTTTCGTTGTGTTTTAGTATCTGGCGCAGCGTTTCCGGCGTATCCTGGGCACTTGCCTTGATCGGCGCAGTCAACTGACAAAAATCAGTCGCGGATCCACCCGTTGTCGCGCAGCTTGTCAAGAATGTCACCATCAGACATATCATCGACATCAGCATCAACTTCCTGGGAAGTTTTGATACGCTCAAGCGTTCTCTCCTGTATTTCAGCTCGCATTTCTTCCTGTGCGCCTTTGCGGACTTTGTAGCGAATTCGCAAAACTGCAGCGAGCAGGGCCACCGCACCAACAATGAGCGTGGCGAACTTTCCCCATAGACCACCCAGGAGTCTAAGTATCATTTAGACCCCCTCCCTGTCTATTTTGATCACGCGTTCATGGATAATAAACGCGGCAATCGCAATTACAGCTGTAATTTGCGCCCATTTAACAAGATCTTCGTTGATATCCGTCAAATATCCGACGAATTCAGAAATTGCGGCGAACGCTTCGGGGATAAAGGCTGCAATCGGGAATCCAACTGCTGCTGCGGCAACAGTTTTACTATTTTTAACCGTTTTAGGTTTGGCGGTCAGTGGGTACATATTCCACGACAGCTGAATGTGCGTTCCATCCTTGAACGAAGTCCAATCCCCGCCCCAAGTAATGTCGATACGCAGATCCCGCGCAGCCTGCTTAAACAAGTCCGCGAGCTGCTTATAATACTGGAATTCCCAAGTCACCTTGCCGTCCTTTACCACCGCAAAATCAATTGCGTGGCCAGTAAGGTGCCTAGAATTCATCGTCTTAGATTTACCTTTTTCCAGCAGCTCTTTTTGCCGCTCCGCAGTGCGAAGTCCTTCGGTAATAATGAAGGGAAGGGAGGTGCGCTCAGCTACTTCTTCTACTAAGCGTACTAGGTCTGGATGTACGCCTACCAGATTCTTCCGGCTGCGTTCAGTAAGGTTCATCTATTTATCCTAGCAGAGCCGATATAACAACGCCAACTCCGACACCTACCGCAAACGCTAGTTTACACGTGGACCAATTCGTGACCATGTAATTTTTCAGATCTTCCAATTTCATCGGGTTCTCCTAATATTTACTGTGTTAATTTCGGCATCACCGCTTGTTCCAAGCGGTCTATACGTTTATTTACCGCCTTGAACTCTACATCAGCGTTTTGCCTTGTAAACCGGTTTGCTGTAGCCGCAGTATTTCCGCGTTCAAGCGCAGTAAGCCGTTCGTTCAGGTTATCTAGCTGATGCTGCGTAAACTCAGTACGCTTTGTTATTGCTTCGCGAGCTTGCCTCAGTAGCTCATCGTGTCGCACTGTAGCGCGAGCTTCATAGCGACTAATACGCCCTTCCACCTCCGCAATCTTCGCTATTACGCGCTCTGGGTGTCCATCAGAGACATGGTCATTGAATCGCTCTATAAATCGATCACCCCAACGTTCAATCCGGCTTAAATCCGCCGTAATCCCCGCCACAACCAACGACCCAATTGTAATCAGAACGCCAACCCATACTGCTACTGTTGCCCAATTTGTCTTGCTTCGCTCTCCTATTGAGTCCGTAACTTTGGTAACTAAATTCGTTAGTCGAGATATATCAGCGGTAATACCTTCAACCGTTGCTTCAAGGCGCGATAAGCGCTCGTCTAACCCTGTACTCATAGGCCTTCGTCTGCGTCTGGTCACTTGACTTCACTTTGTTAAATTCCGCCGTAGCTGGTAGTGCCAGCCTTCCGGTACTTAAGCCGGAAGTATGTTCGGGCTTCGGGGATTACTCGCTGATTCCAGTCAGCTTCCATCTCACGAGCGCGAGTAGCATCCTGGGTTTCAGCGTCTTGTTTTTTATAAGCCATGTGTTTCGCCCAAACTAGCAGCTCATAATGCCAGTTTTCGTCAATTTCCAGTTCAGAAGTTGTCGCGGTAATTCCATCAAGCGGGAGGCGAAACACAGTCCACTCAATGGTGTCCGCTGAGGTAGGAATCGGGACAAGCCGATCCGACTCAGCATCAAGATCAGTAACTACGTATTCCGGCACACCAGTAGCTACGCGCCAATCTGATCGCGTACCAATGCCATAGTCATCAATCATATACCCCCGGTCGATATCAACCTTAGTGACTGGCGTGATAGTACGCCGTGCTGTGGTCAGATACCCTTCGCGAATACGAACAATGCTTGGGTCTTTATCAACCCAAGTCGTGCCATCGTCGATAGTAGAGGTATAGTTTCGAGAGTCAGGAAGACACTCGGTTTTCATCGCAAATACTCGCTGAGCTTGATCAATGTAGTGCAACAGCTCTGCATCAAGCCACAACGAGTCGGAGTCATCGCCAGACCCCGGTAGCTCTGGATCTTCGAGATCCAGGCGCAACTGCGCGATAAGTTCAGCTACCGTGGCCATGTCATCTCCTTAAGAACCAACAAGTTCAGGCTTCAGTTCCGTCCACACAGCCTTGCGCTCAGCAGTTTGTACTTTGAAAGTCAGCTTTTCATTCAACGGGCCAGCTTTCGGCATACCATTTGCGTCGAAGTCATCCGGGTTATTCAAGCCCACAATATCCTTCATTGCCTGGACAATCAAGGTCTTGCGCTCTTGGCCGGTAGGCTCCGCAGCAGCTTTCTCTTCCTTGCTCTCCGCGACCTCCGAGTTATCGGGCATATCAACCTCGTTAACTGGGGCTGCGCCCGAAGCCATTGCCTCTTGGACAGCATCTGGCGGCACATTGACTGGTTTGTTTGGACCTTTAAAGCCAACTGAATGGCCTGACAGAGTGTGGAGGGTAAACGTACGAATATGAACCATAGGGATGGGTTCAGCCATTTTTTATGTACTCCAGGTTATGCGGGAAAAAGCCGGGGGGCTGGATGCCCCCCGGAAGTCCCCACGGTAAATTAACCCTGAACTTCGTGGCCGCGATCTTCGACAACGTACATGATGTTAATCCGCGCAGCACCAGCAGTCGTAGCGCCAGTGATGGTAGGAGTCGCATCAATAGTGTCAGTCTCAGTGTACTTATAGCCCGTCAGAGTCAGGGCAGTACGGCCAGCGGATTTAAGGTTGATGATGGTACTGGTATACCGATCATCATCCGCGCCATCGCCGATGTCGAGGGTTGCAGAGGTTGCCGAGTCCCAGGCGGTATCAACGATGATTTCCCCGCCAACAACCGTTGCTCCTGCCGGGATCTGACACAGATCCTCAACAACAGTCGTGGTCAGATCAGCATAGGTGAAGCTCACCGAAGCTACAGCCGGGTACTGGACAGTTTGTGCTTTCGTAATAGACATTGTCAGTACTCCTTAGATAGCAACGTCGAGGGTCATGACGCCGAAATCTTCAACCGTCTCGGTCTGCGGGTCAGTGTACTTCGGCTTACGGAAGCCAAAGATCTTACCAACGCTGATACCGGGCTGGTTGTCATAATCGAACATCTTTTCGTTCCACTCCGGACGACCGATGTCGGCCATGCCGAGTGCCTGCGCACCACACAGAAGGATACGCGACCCATCTACCGTGCCGCCGCCCCACTTCGAACCAGAAGCTGCGCCCATCGTGGTGTAAGCGTGGTGATAAGGAGTCAGCAACATGCCATCAACCATCACCGAATCGGTGCCTTTCCACAGAGCGTTGCCGTCGCCACGGACGCCTGCGTTGCGGATATTGGCCAGATAATCGTTATCCTTCTTAAGCGAGTTCATCGCCAAGTGGTTAATAAACACATGATAGTAGCTAATACCATCAGTGGTGCGGACTGGCTTGAGCTTGTAGTACTCAGCCTGGGTTTTCAGGTCAACCAGAGCGTTCCAGGTCAGGGTATCGGCAGCAACGAGGTTAGCGTTACTGTCGTTACGCAGCAGCGAAGTCGTGCCTTCATCCCAACGGAAGTTGCGGTACGCGGTCGGAGCTGAGACGTCCGAAGCGAACTCCAGGACAGGCAGCTGCGAGCCTACACGATCAGCACCGTTAGTAGCCTTGCTGTACGAAATACCCGACAGGGTCAGCATAGCCATCTGGTTCAGGCGATCCTGCATCCAGTAGCCGAGGTTGTTGGTAGCGGCATTACGGAAGTTAACGACAGACTTCTGGTCAGCCATTTTACCTTTGTGCCGGTGAGCATGGCGCAGCTGGTCCATCGTAACCACGATGTCGCTGGACTGCAGCTCTTCTTCGTTGCCTTCCAGCTGGTTATCACCTGCAACACCGTCGCCTTTGGAATCGGCGATCAGGGTCAGAACGGCGCGTGCGCCTTTCTCATCCTTGGTCAGCTCGGTAATACGCTGAATGACAGAATCTTCGGATTCGCCCGCGAACTTGTCGACGAACGAACGGTTACGCATATGACGCCAGAATTTCATCGACCATGCAGTTTTCTGCTCGGTCGTCAGCGCCGCAAAGTTAGTAACTGCCATGACTTCCTCCTTGAAAGGGCAGTGGCGGGGTCAGCCATCCCTGGCTATTGTGGGCTTCCTGCCCTTCCCCATAACAAGTTGTACTTGCTGTTTTATCGCTGCAGCGTGCGAAATTCCGACTCTGGTGGAGGGGTTGCGATACCCTATAGTTCCCGACTATCGTGCGGGTGCCGTTTGTTAGAGATTATGCACAATTAGGACGGTGTGTCAATAAAACACACCGTCCTGGCCATTATCCCGCGAAGTTATTACCCAATGCTTCGTCCCAATCCGCATCAGTCAGAGTATCCAAGTCATCCAACGTCATCTTGCCGATCTCGACTTTATGGCCTCGCCCATAATTCGGGCTATCTTCGCCAGACTTCGACGAATTAGGCGGCTGGCGGTTAGCCGCATCCACCTTACTCTTCAGCGAGTTAGCTTTCTGCTCGGCTTTCTTAGTGTTTGGGTCCGTTTTTGGATCAAACGCCTGCGGCATCGCCACTTCAATCGACTTCACCAGCGCTTCGGACTCTGTAAACCCCTGATGCTCGTAAAAAGCCCGGAATTCTTCGATTCGCGAGACCAGCGTTTGATCGAAACTCTCGGACTCTGGGTTCAACACATCGTGGTTTGCTACCAATTCATCGACAAGCGTATCCGTCAACACTGAGTCGCGTGACTCAGAAATAACCCCGGTGCGGGTCTCTTTCAGCATCGACTCGAACTTCTGGCCCTGCAGCTTCATCATCTGCATGTTCAAGTCCGCCATTTTGTCCGCATCTGCGTCCGCAGTAGCCTGAGCAAATTCCTTAGTCAGGGCAGCAAGTTGCGTGTCGAGATCGTCAGTAGCGTCCTCAGTTTTGTCCGCAGTTTTGTCCGTATCCTCGGACTTTTCCATGTCCGCAATACGCTTCTCCGCCTCGCGCAGGCGGCGGCGGTAGCTATCCAGCCGGGATTTCGGTACAAACGGCTCCTTCTTAGGAGCTTCGTCTACTTCAGTATCATCCTCCGCTTCGCCAACCGTCTCTGTATCATCAGCATCAGCCTCGGACTCCTCTTCAGTGTCGGTGGATTGCGCATCGACGCTAGCGTCATCCATGCTTTCATCCGCCTGACCTTGCGTACTCCCTTCGTCTTCCAGGTCAGTATCGAATCCGGTATCACCAAAATCGGCAGTGGTTTCGTCGAAGTGGTCATCAAAGCTGCCTTCTACGTTATCAAGCGCCTTCTGGGCTTCCGCGTCCATTGTTGTCTCCCGTGGGTTTATCCTGCTGCTGGTTAGCAGCTTCCTTTCTCATAGCAGCTTCCTTATCGGCCTGCTGCCGCTTAATCGCCAACTCGCCCAGCATCTTTTCGCGCTGGAGGCGAAGATTCGCAATCATTTCTTCGCGCCGTATGCGCATCTCCTGGTCAATCCTGTATTTCTCAAGCTGCGCTTCCATGAGCGCCTGCTCTTGCTCGGCGACAATCTTCTGCATCTCGCCGCGCTGCTCATTGTCTTGGCCGTTATCTTCATCTGCGGCCTGCTGCGCCCGAACCAAGTTAAGCACGGTCTGCGATTCAGTCTCCTTAATCTTAGCCTGCTTATCCTGGGCTTCCAGCTCTTTGAGTTCATTCTCAAGCATAGCCGCCTGCTGCTCCAGCTCACTCGGATCGCCCCAGCCAGTGCGCTGCTTGATCTCTTCAGACAGCTCCTGCTTGCGGTTTAAGTGACTGTGTTCGATCAAGACATGATCTGGCACCTTGACACCAAGCTCGCGAAGCGCCTTCGCCTCTTCGAACTGGCTATCTTCAAACTCATTACGCGCCGGGACTGCAGTAACCACAATGCTGTACTCACCCTGCGTGACGTCGTTGAGAATCTCACCTTCAGGCGTGATCTGGTTGATCGTGACGTCTTCTTCGGTGGGCTGCAAGCCACCACCTGTGATTCGGTACGTCCGCTCTTCAGTGTAGAAGTCCTGCACACACTCCAGCACCTTGCGAGCCACGATGCGCCGCGTGATCAGTAGATTACTCAGCGCTTTCGCGAAGTTCACCGACCCACTGGCTTTCTTGGCCTGGATTGCCTTAGCTGCTACGTCAGCCCGGTCAAACCCGCGCTGTGAGTCCGAAACCATACTGGTCTCTTTCAGATCTTCGCCGATGATGTACACCAGCCGATCAAGGCCCGTGGGGACTTGGTTAGGCTGGATCTTCTCAGCATCCTTGACATCATCCAGCTCCATCGCCAACCCAGTCTCGGAACCACGCTCCTCCAGGTCTTCGATGGTCATGTTTTTCAGCGAACCCTGCTTGACCTTCCAGCCACCGTTCGCTGCGCTGTTTACGATGTGCAGCTCCTGGCTAGTAGTCTTGTTATAAAACTCCTGCGGGTCCAGCATGTTCTCCACGAGGCCCAGTGTTTCGCCGCGTCGGAAGAACGGGAAGTACGGTACTAGTGTGAAGCTACGGTACGGAGACTTCTTATCATGCGCCAGCACATCGTCGATACTAGCCGTCCAGTGCAGCTCCTCTGTCTGCCGTTTCACCACGGCCACGTGATCAAGCATTTCCAGCGTGGTTGCAATCCGGTTACGATCCCAGTCTTCCGGGATCAAACGCGTATCGCCAGACATCACATCCACAAAATGCTCAGCCCACTTTGTCTTCTTGTGCTGCCGCTCAATCAAGCGCAAGCGGCGACGATGCCGTTTCTCATCGTCACTAACCCGCTCGAACGTGCTAATGTTGCCGAAACTGGACATCCGCTGGTCAATAAAATCATACCCGAACCCACTGTCTGACGAAGTCTTGCCACGCAGCTCCTTATATACATCTTCGCCATACAGCCGCTTGATGTCGTCGAGGCTCAGCCACTTCGTATAGAAGATTTCTTTCCATTTCGCCGGATCATATTCCTCAGCGTCTGGGTCCAGCATGACGTTAAGCGGGTTCGCCAGCTCAATCTTCAGCTCGCCATAGATGTTCTTACTGTAGTCCATGCGGATATCGACGAAGCCGCGCGAGCCGATGATGCCGTCGTCGAACATGAAGCTCTCGACGTCATCGTAGCTGTTGTCATTCATGATATGCAGATACAGCTTATCCAGCGCAGCTGCCGTCTCTGGCGATCCACTTGTTGATGCGCGGAACGCAACATCGACACGGTTATTAATCTGCTCTCCCTGAACTGCCGCGATGCTGGGCAGCACCTTATTGATCGTCAGGGCTGGGCGGCGCAGACGAGCTAGGCGGGCTTTTGTCGCCTTATCCCACTGCCTACCGGCGTAGAACTCCTCGCAGCGTTGTGCCTTAGTAACGTAATCAATGTGACCATTGTCGCGGGCGTAGCGGTAACGGTCGTGCTGGTCTTTTATCTTGTCGCGATCAGTTGCCATGGACAAAGTCCTCGTAGTCTTCCGAGGACACAATCTCTAGCCCCTCGTCTTCAAATACCTCGACCACCTGTTGCGGTGTGGTGTCGTAACCAAACATTTCCAACAGCTGAATCAGCTTCGGAACTGCCGAGTCAACCTTCTCCTCCACTCCGCCATCCATGGCCTCGCTCCTTAGTTATATTTCAGCACTTCCTGCCGCCGCCGCCTTTGCGTCCTTTACCTTTCTTCATAACAGTCTCCTTAGGCATTTAGATGACCTCCACCCATACGCGCGTTGCGTGCGTACCCGTTAACTTTATCTCTCCAGGACTTCACTTTCCTGTGTTGCGCAGGCGTCGGCGGCGAAACCTTGTTTGTCATCTTCGCCAGCCACGCCAGTGCGTCAACTATGTCGTCATTTAGACCGCCAGGAAAGCGCATCAGCTCAGTCTGCAAGTCTTCCAGCCACGGCTGGTTCGATGGATATATTATACGCCCCTGCTGCATCATTGCCTGTGCTGTCCTTGCACGGGCAACCTTGTCACTCACAGGCTTCAGGGCGTGCTGCCCTTCAGCGAAGCTGACTGCTATCTTCTCTTCCTTGATCTTGCGCAGCAGCTCAGGCCAGATTGCCATCTGAATCTGCCCCTGTTCAAGACCGAATCTTACCATGCGTTTCTCGTAACGTTTCAGCAGCGCTATCGTGTTCTCAATTATCGGGTCTGCACCACCCTTGAATCGACTCATATCTATGATGTGCAGCTGCCCCTCGAAGTCCATCGCACCTACGAGCAACACTGTCCAGTCATTACTCTGCTTACTACCCAGCGCCAAGTCACCAGCCATGTACAGATCCCACTGCCGCCAATCTGGCAACGTCGGCTCGTACCTGAACATACTCTTCGTGAAAATCTCCCCTTCTTCGGGGACAGGGTTCTGCTGGTGCAGTGCAGACCAGTGGCGTGGCTCCATCGTCTGCTTCATGCGGATTATCATCCGCTCATTAAATCGTGCCGGGTGCAGCGGCTCACCCTTCTTGCGGACGAGAACACGCCCATGATCCGGGCTGTCATAGAACATGTCGAACGCCGGGTGGTAGTACTCGTCTGCCGTCGCTTCCTGCGGGAACACCAGGATGTCCCAGCGCTCCATGCTGTCGTACTCCTTCTCTAGCTGAGCCAGCTCGTCCCTGAGCGCTCCCTCGACCGCTTGTGTCAACAGCGGCTCTGCAAGCTCCGTCTTTACCCGCTCAATCTCTTCCGTGAGTTCCTGTTCACGCTCCTTCTGCCTGCGAATGAGGCGACCGCTGAGATCGTCATCGTGCCAACGCGTCTGAATAACCAAGACGCCCCCTCCTGGGGCAAGACGCGTATAGAGCGTCGATGAATACCAATCCCAGACCTTCTGCCGCTGCGTCTCTGAGTCTGCCTCTTCTGCGTCCTTAACAGGGTCATCGACGATTGCAACATGCGCCCCTTTACCGGTGATACCAGTCCCTACACCCGCCGCGACGTAGCCACCACCTTTCGTGGTAAGCCACGCCTCTGCTGCCTGACTAGTCTTACTGAGAGCTGTTTTTGGAAAGACCTGCTTGTAACTAGCACTGGTAATCAGATCCTTAACTTTCCGTGAAAAACCCAGCGGCAGGCTCACCGCGTAGCTTGACGCAATAATCTCATGCTCCGGGTAGTGACCAAGGTGCCACGCCGGGAAAGTCTTCGATGCAATCTCAGACTTCCCGGCCCGTGGCGGCATGAATATCATTAACCGTGGGGACTTCCGGTTAGCAACATCCCTGCTGAACTTCTCCAGCCGCTTACATATCGCGCGGTGGACCCACCCTGCCTCGTACTTCTCGTTAAACCTCTGTATGAACGGCAACAACCGCTCGCGAGCCAGCTTCCGCTGCGCCAGCTCTCTCACCGCCATCTGTTCGCGCGACTCCAGCTTCTTCTGAGCCTTGCGCACCTTCTTGTAATTACGCGCTTCGCGGGTCGCTACCTGATGTATCTTCTTCTTCATAATCCGACGCCGCGACACCGCAGCAGCCGGTTTTACCAAGTCCTCGTACTTCGACTGGCACGCCTGACAGATATTTGCCCTTGAACCTTCCCTCGTCAAATCCCTCTTGAACGACTGCACGCCGCGCTGCAGCTCACAGACCAAGCACACCTGTCCAGGCAACCGCTCGTTGTACAGGTGGTGCTTGTGGTAACTGGGATTCTCCTCCTTAGACAACCGGTTCTCTGGCGTAGCCGGGGATCCATCAGCATGCGTGGCTTTCTTGGCTTCCGCGAGTCGCTGGCGATAGAGTTCTATGAACGCAGTATCTTCCGCCGTATGGCTCAGCGCCGCCATCTCCTCCACTTCAGCCGCGTTTTCCGGGCTAAGGTGACGGCCCATCGTCCTCAATCACCTCATATTCACCTTGAATCACCTCAAGGCTGTCCTTCCCAGCAATTTCCAGCAGCTCCTCGGTGCTGAGAGACTCAATCTGCCTCGCTAGATCCGCGTTGCTAAGCTCCACAGTAACCTTGCGCTCTTCGGGAGCATAGAAACCACACATCTTCCCAATCTCTGTCCACCCCTTAATCTGAGTATTGGGATCTCCTGCCAGCTTCGCGTCGTTAATCGCGTCCTTAAACCCTTCAAGAACCTGATCGCGTGTGATATTCACCTTGCGCCTAGCAGCTTGGTACACCTTCGCCAATTCGCGTTGCACGATTGGCCTGCGTTTCATCCGCTCCAAGGCGTCCGTCGCATCCTTATACCCTGCAGCCAGGACGGCTGGGCGCGGATCCATCCCCACCTTGATATTTTCAAGGTAGCGCTCTTCTCTGGACGTCAAAACATCGTCTTTCAGCTGCGGCATGGCCGGAATTTAGCAAATCAAGGTCCAAAAAACCAGGTGTACATCCAAATAAACACGGCAAAGAACGCTACGGAAAGCAAAAAACTAGGATCCGCTTCCATCCCTGACTCCGTAGTCAGTAATCAGGAAAGCATCGTGTGCCCGCCACGGCCAGAGATACCTATTCAGCCAAGACACCTCGAACACTTCGATCAATACGACCGGATCTCCGTTCTGAACGGTTATAACTGCATCGTCTCGGCTTTCTAGGCATTGGCCTTGTTCATTAACAAACCTAGCAGTGAAGCCGATAAAGGGGAGAATTCCGCCCAGAATACGCATAGCAACCTCCATGTTTGCGAAGATCGATTATATCAATAGTAAGTTGTTCTCTGTTTGTTCTCTTCTAGGAGGGCTTGCAAAATTTATTCTCCGGGAGGCTACGGGTCCCCTACCTACCCCTACCACGCGACCTACCCCACTTCGGATTCGCAATCCTGAACCAAGTCGCGAGGGACCCATGCCCTGCCTGTAGCTGAGCCTGCTCCGCACCCATGCCCCATGCGCACTGAGCTGACAGCATACCCACCCCCCGCCCTACCCTGCGCCAACTCGCAGAGCGAGTTGTCTTGTGCAGGGCTTAGCCCGCTAGGTCGGCGCTGGCGCGCCTCCCCCTGTCCTTCGGCTCATGTAGTCGCTGTTGACTACGTACCAACTGGAGAGATTGCCATGTACACCGTGAGTGCATACGACCATCAGGCCAAGCGCCTGCATCTGACCCATGTGGAGAGCTACGCTGAGGCCAAGAAGCTGGCCTACCGGGCCACGCACGCTATCAAGCGTGTGGGGTACAACCGGCAGGTGGTGAAGCCCCTGCCCTACCGTGAGGTGCGCATCGCAGAGACCGAGTCTGGTCGCCGCGTCATCTGGTATCTCGGCAACCACATGGTGACCGAGTCAACTGCAAAAGCTGTGCGGGACGAGGTCCTGGCCAGCCTGGAGGGCTAAGCAATGTTCAGACGCATTTGTGAAATCCTGGCGATTTTCGCCTTCTGCGGCCTGCTCGGAGGGGCAGGCCAGTGGATCCTGCTAACGTTCGGGGTTCCCTTGCTCACTGCGGTGAATCTCGGCGGTTTGCTCGGGATCTTGATGTTCCTGCTAATCGCGGATATCCGCGAAAAGCGGGAGCTGGCCCGCGACATCCAGGCTCGCCTGGACGCTATGCGGTTCTATCGCGCTAGGCCGGTTCATCCGGCTCTGCTGACCAAGGAGGACTGAGCATGGAATGGCTGGGTGTGGTGCTGGGTTTCCTCGTTGCTTTGTTCATAGGAGGGTTGGTATCGAAATGGCTAGGCTTGTGATGTGGGGTATTGGAATTGCCTTGTTTCTCCTGGTCCACCCGTGGGCTGGGATGGCCTGGGGCGCTGCGGTGCTTAGCGCGTGGGCGCTGGGTGACCATATGCGTCAATATCTTGACCAAATAACCGCGAGTGAACAGATTTTTCACGATGCGGTAAAAAATGGGTCAAATGTAACGTTTCGTTACATTTTGGCCTGGATTGAGCGGCTCAGAACGCTCTAATTGTAACGTTTCGTTACATTTTCACTGGAGAGGTATAGATGAATATCTATGAAATGACCAACAATGAGCTGTATATGCTTATAGCTCCTGGACACCCATCTGGGCACTACGTGGAAGCAGTCGACGGGTGTGTAAAGCATGACATGCCCAACAGCCATTACTACGTTACCAAACGTACTAAAGAGTGCACCGAAATGTGGGTTGTACGTCACATCCACTATTTCGCCTGTTTCGACGGATGGGACAATCATGATGAAGATGTTTCAGAACATCCTACTGAGCGGGATGCACTCATGGCTGCTGTGTCGTACATGGCGCGTGCTTACTTCCAAACTATCGGGGAGGGCGTGTAATGGGCCTGGATGTCACATTTCCGTTAAAAGAGCTTCTCGACAACATTGATGTCGAAACTCGGGTGGATGTCATCGATTACAGAGATGTAGGCGACGATACCCAACATCTTCAAATGCTACTGCGCATACCTGGAATGCCTGTTGAAGGTGGCATGAAAGTATGGGTGCAGATGTATACCTTCACGGGTGCTGATGGTGACTTATACGCTAGCGTCAGAGCCAATCCGTGGGGGCGAGTCTATAAGCCACTCACAGATTTCCTCAGTAACCATGAAATTGAGTGGCGGGAGGGCTGAATATCATGGGTGAATTCGTTCTAGCCGGGTTCTTCACGGCACTCGGCATTCTCATAATCCTATACAAACTCGGCATTCGCCGGGTGTTGTATTGGGAACTGGTGATTGATGCCACACTGACTATTGGCATCCCATTTCTCTTTGCTGGCACATATAGCGGCATGATGACTGCTATCTTTGCTGGTATTTTCGTCAGTATCGCGCTTCGGGCTACGCGCTTGTGGTTCCGCATTGATGATCCTGACATATTTGCCGCCATGCGCGGTAAGGGGTGGTGGAAATGAGCTTTACCGAAGTAGAACCGTGTGCTTGTGTATACGGTAAAAACGAAAAAGGTAATCCTGTATGGATTGAAGCTGATCCATCATGTTCTCATTGTAGAGGAACAGGACTTATCGAATGCACTTATGACTTAGGCACAGATGAAGTTTGTCTAAGCCCAATTTTGGTGAAGCCCTATGAAAGATAAAGCAACTGCAATCACTATTGTGGTTGCAATTCTGGCCTTAGTGCCAGTAATGGCCACAATAGCGTGGCTCGTTCTTGGTGGTGTCATTGGATATGCCTTCTGGCACCGCAAGCGCTTTGAGAAGTTCGTCACCGATCTCAAAGATGTCATCCGAGGTGACTCACAAGATGGAGGCAACAGCCTATGAAGTCGCAATATCAGAAGCGCCGGGAAGCCGTCGCGAGAGCGAAAAAATACTCCTACAACCAAAGTCGAGCGAAGCGCCGTGGAGTTTCGCTCGACAAGTGGAAAGAAGCCAATGAGGCTTATATCCACAGGTTGGAGGGTACGTTGAATGGCTAGCATCACACCTGATCAGTCAATGGATGCAAGTCCAGCACAGACTGCGTGGGTAGAAGCCCATAGCCAAATCTTCGTCCGTTCGTTGGATGAAGAATTCATCGCGGCTGAACGCGAAGCCGCTATCAGTCTCGGATACGCAGCGTGGGATTGGGAATCTTGGTCCCGTGATCGCTTCGTGCACGAACTGGCTAAGCTCCGTTTCTAGCGGCAGCACTTCTGAGTAAGACCCTGGCCACTTGGGTTAAAGTGGCACACATCAACACACAAACCGCAAAGGTAAACATCATGAACTATGAACTGAAAGAAAACTATCTGGAAAACATCGACGATCTGATCAGCCGTTTTGAAGGTCTGACCTATTACGGTAGTGATGGCGCATTGAGGATCAAGCAGTGGCTTGCCAGCGCGTACATCACCTCAGCTGTATCTGCTGCCGTGTGGCTGGAGAAGCAACAGCGCCGTGTGAACCACGTAGCTGAGGCTAACCCCTTCGCTGAGTTCGATGCTGCACAAGCTGATGCAATTGATGAGGTTCTGCGCCAACCGGAAGAACGTTATGATAGTGCTCTGCCGAAAGCTCAGTTCTTCTGGTATCAGTTGGGTGAAAAGCAACGTCCAATTCTTTCTGAAATTGGGCAACGCTTCCTGGAAGGCCGAGCTGACGAAGCTTACTACGAAGCACAGCTCAAGGTACACGGATTGACTCGGGAGCAAGCTGAGGAAAAGCGCAAGAAGGCAAATATCGCTATGAATGCACCGTTCACTCAGGTCATTGCCAGCACATTCACCAGCATCATGGACGCACCGCGTGATGAAGCTCGCTTCACTCATGATGATTGGGTGAGGTTCCTTGAGCGTCTGGACCGCTACTGCAACACATTCCTCAGATTTTACGTTGGGGAAGGTGATGTAGCCGGTCGTGACCAGCGGGAACATACCAATCCCGCCGCGTGGATGGCAGACATTGAGCTGGTACGTGATATCCAGGCTGATATCCAAGCCTTGCTCAAGGCTAACACGACAGAGCAGGAAGAAGTGCCGGAAGCCGATGCAGGTGCGCATCGCGGTACGATCCCTGAAGTTCACTAACCATCACGGCCCGCTTATGCGGGCCATTTCCCAACCCTTGTGGAGACTAAAATGATTAAGTCAAAGAAACAAGCCATTCGCATTACCACGAATGCAGCAAAGCGTAATCCAAAAATTTGCACATATGGCATGAATTACATGCCTCGTGCAGTACGTAGGTTCGTCAAAGACGATTTTTCGCTTCTAGCAGATATTCGTGAGAAAGCTGCTGCTAACGTTAAACTCAAGCGTTAATTTGGAGACAACTAGCATGAAAGACGCACAGTGGTATCGCAAAGGTCATATCCTTCGTCACGCAACCGACGGTCGTGTCGAAGACTGCAAAACCATCAACAATGCCAAGCGGCGTAGCCGTGCTCTGCAAATGGAGCTGGACGGAGCGCTTGGTCGTGGGTCCGTGAGGATCAACTAATCACTCTCCGGTGAAGGTTGGTCAGGAGCCGAAAGGCTCCTGGCCCTTTTTAAGAATGGGGGCCAGGAGAGCTACGGGGATATAGATGAAATCCGCTAGTGAAAGACCGACCATTCATTGTGGTTATTCGACCTGATCGCTGACCCGCCTTTCAACTTTCGTAATTTACGAACGTTCCTATCCCCCCATAGAATAATACTTTTTTTTATACCTCTTATTCTTATCTATTAACTAAATTTACTGTAAGAATGTAAGAATAGAGAGAATAGAGGGTATTAAAGCTCAAAAATCAACAACTTGGTCACCTTACACTTAAATGTAAGAAAACCCTCGACTTACGTAAGTTACTTAAATATAAGTATTTTCTTATTTGTTAATATATTAACTTACTAAGCATTCTCACGAAATTACTACTTATACTACTGATTTCGTAAGAATACTTAATTTTCAACGACTTACTTATTACACTCTTACAACTTTTAAAGAGAACAACCAGAAAACAACTAGTTACAGCTCAAATTTGTAGTGAAAAATGCTTGCCCCAGCTTACAAAGGTGTAATAGTCTGAGCGCCTCACCGAAGCACAATAAGGAGGTCCAGTCTCGTGAAACTCACGTTTCTACGCGCAGCGAATGGCCGTAAATTCGCCAAGTCAATTACCAAAAACCAGACTGGATACTCAGTTGAACCTTATCCGAACATCCGAGAAATGCACTCCGAGACCGTTGAGGTCTCAAGTCTCACTGAGTTTAAAGACGCCTTGGTCAGCTTCGCTGCCAAGGGTTACGCTCTCTTAAAAGGCAACACCAAGAAGCAGCTGGTCAATGAGTCTCGAAAAGGCTCGCATGACCCCATAGCACCCACGTGGTGGCTCTGTATCGACTTCGATAAGCTCCTAGGTATCACTCACCCTAGACAAGCTCTTCAACTGCTAGGAAACGGTTTACAAGACGTCTCGTTCATCTACCAGCCTAGCGCCTCAGCCAGCTATATTGACTCAGCAGACAGTTTTTCCGGGCATCTTTTCCTCCAGCTAGAG